CTTGGCTTATCTTGGCCAAGGTTTGCGCCGCCTGCTTTGGTGATTGCCCGCTCTGCTTTGGCTTCCAGATCCGCTGCCATAGTTTGCGAGTTCGAGAGCGACGGAGCCACAGCCGCGGCTAAAGCAAAGGCAAAGGCTGCATGAAATCCATCGTCCCAGGAAGACACATCTTCGTTGCGATAAACATAACGAAGTTCGGCGGTTTCGTCGTTGGTTAAAAGCTTGTCGCCTTCGATCTCGAACAGGGCTTGTGACGTTCCAGCCGCTTGCGCATTGAATTCAACCGCCCGAATGTAATCAGTGGGAAGCTGGTACTGGTAGGTATAGCCAAAAGCCGGAGCGGTAGCCAAGGCTGAGAGAGTGACCCGCTTCAATGCGAAGTTCCATTCACGGCGGCGGAGAATTGAATCACGCGTCACGTCCCACATTTCCCGCAACTTCTCAGCTACCGGGCTCCGCTCGTCCAACGACGTAATGCGAGAAGCGCCAAGTTTGCCGAGCGCGATATTTGCCAGAAGTGTTTTGGTCATGCTACGAAAAAGGCGACGGGCTGGAATGAACCAACCCGCCGCCAGTAGAGGTTAACAACGGGGGAAGCTTGGCTTACGCTGGATCGTCCAGAGTATAGCCGATCTCCACGGTGTAGGTGTTCGTTGCGGCCAGGGTCAACGTTGCGCCGGTTCCGTAGTTCAGGACCAGTTTCAGCAGATCCGTTTCAGCAAGTTCGACAGGAGCGCCGCCAGCCGTAGGAATGGCAAGCGTAGTAGTCGCAACCGCGCTGGTGACCTGCGAAGTTTGAGCCGAAAGGGCGACGGCATTAGCGCCAGCGGAATCGGTCTTTTGCAGGGTGAACTTGACGGCAGTAGTACCGGAACCAGTGCCACGGATGCGGCAGAGTTCAGGGATGACGCGAGCGCCAGGGAGAGCCAGCGAGCCAAGTTTCACGGTGTCACCATCTGCGCGGCCAGCATCAGCCGTAAAGGTGAAGCGAGCCGTGCGAAGGGCGGCGTGAAGAGGGGCGCGGGAAGGGCTGTAATTGACAGTGGTTGCAGCGAGATCGAGAGAGGCTTGATAATCAGAGTTGATGGAAGGCATAATAGAAGAAGGATGAAGGTTTGAAGATTGCCCGCCCCGGTTAAGGGGCAGGCGTCAGGATGAAGGTTGAACTACGGGGACGGATCGCATGGAACTTGAAGAACCATTTCGTCGTATGCGCGTAAGCAGCCCCATTCACCATAAGCGGTGATCTGGATTGCGTGCTTGTCGGTGGGCAGAACGTCAATATGACTTTCCATGCCCATCAGCGGAGCGGAGACGAAACCGCGTTTGCAGAAGGCCAGAGCGGTTTGAACGCCGGTACCGGAGTCTTCAGTGAGGCGATTGGACTCGATGACGCGGAACATACCAAGGAGCTTCGAATCGCGAGAGCCGGTCATGTACATCTCGACCCACTTCAGAACGATCTTTGCCCAAGCGCCATTGCTTGCAGCTTCAGCGTCAAGCATGAGTTGAGTGATCATTTCTGGAGTGACTGCGAGAACGCAATCCTCTTGATCGGCGTCGATCTCCAATTGCTTGAAGCGCGTGCGGATTTCAAGAGCCTTCCAGACAGTCAGGCCGGAATTGCTGCCGACATCCTGCCCCGGCTTCGTGTAGTTCACCGGAATGATTTGCGACGTTGGGAACGTCTGCGGCGTGACGTGCGGAGCGGCTCCGCCGAGAGCGTTGGCAGTAGCCGCAGCGATGAACAAGTCATCTTGGATACGACCAAGGCCCTTGCGCATTTCGGTCAACACAAAGCCGGTGGGAAGCGCGATGGTATCGAGCTTCTTGGCGTCCTTGCGGTCGAACTTGATGGGTTGCGCTTCGAGGTCTTGCTTGAAGCCGGAACGGAAACCGCCTTCAAATTCGACCGCGTTCGTCTTGCCAAAACGCGTGTTATCAACACGCCATTCGTTGGCTTGACCTTCGCGAAGGATGAATTGTTTAGCGGTCCAGCCGGACTCAACGATGGAGACATTCGCAAGCTTAGCCTGCTCCTGTTGAATGGTGGCTTGGAAGGCATCACGGTACTTCTGCTTGAAGTGTTCGGGAATGCCGTAGGTGGGATTAAAAGACATAGAAGGGAAGGAGGGTTGAAGAGTTCGCTAACTCGCTCGTTTCCCGGTAAGCCACTCAGTGGGCCGGACTGCCGCGCCGTGCTTTACGGGTAGGCTCCTAAAACAAGAAGGCCCTCGCACTGCTGCCAATGCGAGGACCAACTTTGAAGTGCGCAACTGGTTTTTTTACTTTCCTCCAGTTGCAGCGCGGTAGGCCGCGTCAATGCGGGCGTGGACTTCCTTGTCACCCTCTGCCCATTTCTTATGGAGCGGATGATCTTTGTTGCCCATGATCGCCTTTGCCTCGTCAACACTCATTGCGCCAGGATTGCCGGAGCCGGGGGTGAAGCCGTGTTCTCCGAGTTGAGCAGAGAGCTTGGCGAATGCAGCAAGGGCTTCGTTGCCCCAATAGTCTTTGTCTGCCGGGTCGAATGCGTTCGGCGGAAGTCCAACCTTTGCGCCGACTTTTTGAGCCGCCGCAACCGCAGCGTTCACCGCGTTCGCATCTCCGTTGAACATCTTTTGAAGCGCGGCTTTCTCTGCTTCATCAGACTTTGCCAACTCCGCCCTAGCCTGTTCGACTTGCGCAGCGACTCGTTGCGTTTGCCATTCGCTCAGCTTCGCAGCTTGCTTGGCAGTCAGCCCCAATTCATGGGCCGTCTTGCCAAACTCAGCAGCATAAGCGTCATCCCAAGAAACGCCATCGGGCAACGTCTCAGGTTTCGCCAATCCGTAGCCGGTCGGATCATCAGGAACGCCCAGAGCCTTACGGAAAGCCGCGACGTCTTCAGGCTTTGCATCATCGCCAGGAACGCGAACCATGCCCTCAGTCTTGGCCCTCGCCGCCGCCATGTTATCGCGGAGCATCTTATCAACATCCGCCACGGTCTTAGCTTGCGCTAGTGGCCCGCTGTAGTCGGAGCCGAAAGCCTTAGTGTGCCAGCCTTCAGCGAAAGAGCCGTCTGGCTGTAGAGCGCCTTCAAACGTGGGAGTAAAGGCGGGCGGATCACCTCCGCCACCATTGCCGCCATCACCAGGGTCACCTTCGCGGAAAGGGCCGCGATTCCATGAGAAAAGGTTCATTACATTGAAGAGAATGCAGATTGAAGACGTGCGCGTTGTGCGCGGTTTTTGCCTGAGAACGGCCAGCGGGCCGAATAGCGTTGGCTGTATTCTTTGCCGGAAACGAAACGCAAAGGAAATCGCGCCTTTGTTTTTGTGCCACTTGTGACGGCAAAGTTTTTGAACTGATGGGGATTAGCCGAGCCTCCCGCTTGAGCGGATGCTGGAGACATACCGCCAATGCTCATTGCCGCCAGCGACGCCATAAGGTACCTTGGGGATGTTTTAGTCTTCACGCCTTACCTCCCTTCCAACCTGGAGTTTTCGAGCCGAAACGTGGATCTTGCCCAGCCGGGACGTTGTAAGGGTTCTTCGGGTCTGGCGCTTTCTTAGCTGAAGCAGGCGCGGGCTGTTCGTCCTTCGTTTCAATTGGTGCAGACTCACCAACCGTAAAGGACAGCTTGCGTCCAGCTACTTCGTTGATCTTGCCTTTGATGGCGGGTGGAGTTGCTGCATTCATCGCGGCGTTATCGCCGTCAATGGTGCCGATTTGTTCGCCGTCTTTGAGGATAACGGCCCCTTCGATTTCGATTTTCATTGTGTTGGTTTGTTGGGTTTATCCACCATTTCAGGAGGTGAAAATTCTTCAGAGCCATAGCGCCACAGAGCCGCCACGACTTCGCAGTTGCCCCGGTAATGGTCGGAGCGTCCCGGCGTTTGGTCCATCGGGTGTCTGGCTTGACAGAGGATGCGCAACAGAGCGCGGCCACTTGGGCAGTTGAACGTTGACTTGCACAGCGCTTCAAAATCAACGCGGTCTTGTGGCGTCTTGATTATGTCCGTCTCGAAGCTCATTGCATCGCCTCCATAAGCGCGGGCGATTTAGCCGCCTGCATTGCCATTTCTGCCATTTGTGCTTGCTGCTCCGCCTTCTGGCGAGCCTCACGAAGCGAAACAACCTGCTCTTCATCGAGCAAGTAATTCGCTGGCATCCCGTCAGAGCGGCTCAAATCACGGAACGCCGCATCAGAGTCGAGGTTATCAAACACGTCCGGCTTCAATTGCGAGAGCGGCAAGAAGAGTTCGAGCGCGTTCGACATCGCTGTTTTCTTCAACGACTGGAGAGCCAGCGCCATCCTTGACGTGTGGACCGTGCGAGGAAAGGCAATGATCGGACCGCCTGGAGTTTGAATAACAGCCTCTTGCGGAGCCGTTGGGAGCAGTCCAGCACGGTAAAGCAATTGAAAAACGCGCTCAAGAAGCGGGTTGATAAACTCTGAAGTCAGGCCAGAGAACGCAGGGGAAAAGCGAGCCAGCTTTTCAGCCTCACGCGCCCGCACTTCTTGCGCCGTAATCTGCCGCTCAATCTGTTGGAACTGCTGAAACAGCGAGAAGTGAAACGCTTCCTGGATTGCGTATTCCTTGCGTTTAATGAGTTCGAGACCAACGTCAAAGCGCCCGCCTGTCATCCATTCCGAGGGCCGTTCGCCGCCCATTGGCATGATCGTGATGCCGCCCGCTCGAAGATCCGGCACAGACTCCATGCCTTCAGGAACTAAAACGCGAGGATTGACAGTGACCTCGCCGAGAGTTGCCATAAGCAATTCGAGATAGTTGACGCCGCGAATCTCAGAAAGAGCCAGCATTGCCGGGCTTGCACCGTACGGGCTTTGCTCCGTCCAACGGAAGTATCGAGAGACGAACATCGGCAACTCTTCAAAGCCGCCTTCTTCAATCTTCAATTTGCTGTCAATGTGAATGTAACACGACGCCCAAGGCATCCCAAGCGGACCGCCCGCCGTGTTGCGGTCCTTCAATTCGCGTGGATAGATCGCGTGAAGATAGCGCTCCTTCTCGTTGATCTTGCCGCTTGCGATATGCTGCCTCACACGCTCCGGCAAACGGTCATCACCAAAACGAGCCCTCGCTTGGTCGGCAGTCCATTGGACCTCACGAAACCAGCGGTGGACATAGAGCTCATCGTCCTCAGCCACGGTGTAAGAGCCGCAATCGTGCGTGTGACAATGCAGCGGATGCCGCTTCCCTTCGCGCACCGACAACGAGCTAATGCCAAACGTGGACCAGTCCGCAAACGCCTCATGTACCCGATTGTAAAAATTCGAGGACGCAAGGTAAGCCGTCGCGATTTCGGAGCATTGAGCAAGCCAATCCTCAACCGCTGCTTTGCCCTGGAGTTGTGGCGCTGGCTTCCAGGTGAACCATTGCGAATCACTTGGAACGATCCACGAAACGCAGCCAGCCGCCAGGGCTTCGTTAGCCCGAATCGCCGCCGAGTTCAAAAGCCGTTGGTCTGGCGTGTAGCCTTGCGTTGAGGCCGTGCCATTACCGTAAGCGTTTGTGATGACGGAGAGCTTGCGAGTTAGGCACATTGCCCCGCATTCATCCCATAGGTTAACCATGCCAGATACGTCGGTCCGCATCTGGTCGTTGAGCTTGACGATTTCCTCGCCGGTCATGCTGGCTTTGCGCCTCCCAGGCTAGGGGTTGAGCCAAGTTTCCCTTCACCGCGCATCACGGTACGTTGCACACCGAAACGCCGCTTTGCCCGCCGCTTTTGCTCCGTCGCTGCTTCGAGAGCGTCAGGGCTTGCTTGTGTCGGTGGCGATGCAGGCCGGAAAGTTGGGGTTTTGATGGAACCGGCCGCTTCAGCCTGCTGCTTCATCATCCTCATTTGCAGTTCAAACTGCTTCTGGCTTTGCTGGCGAGCGGCTTTTTGCTCTTTGATTGCGGCGGAATTGTCGGGTGATTTCATGGCTTAGGCGGTTCCAACTCACCAGACGGGGCGAACCACGACGAGCAAACGCAAGCCATTTTTTGGGGCAGGGGAGCCATGATGCAGCCACGGCAAGGGAACCTGTCAGGCACCAGATATACCAGCAATCGCCTTCATGGTCCGTCTGGGTGACGTCATCCAGCTTCGAGCGTTCCCAGTGCGACCACACCGGGCGGACCATCGCGAAGGCTTCAGGGGTTGCGACAACATAGCCGTGCTGGAAATGGAGCCACACGTCAGCGCCTAGGGTGTCGTTGTTGCCTGTGATGGCGTAGAGGTCCAGGGCTTTTTGCCAAGGGGTCAAATTCCAGCCCTCCCGCGCAGTCCCATCATTGCCCGCATTTGCGTTACAGGCCGCGAAGACCTAGGCGCAGCGTCAATGGTTCCAGCCGTTATCATGCTGAGGCTATCCGCCTCCGCCCAGGTACGCAGGGCGTCCGCTGTATGATCGCAAACCCCATCCTTGAACGGTATCGACTTGGTAATCCCGCTCGTCGTGATGACCTTCCTGTAATTCTCCAGACGACCAACGCCAGAGGGCAGCTTGTCGCCGTCAGGAGTCACGACGGGCCTATCTGTCCGAGAGTGCCACCAGACGCGCCCAAGGCGCTTCCGAACCTCGTTAACGCCCATCCATACGTCAGGGATTCGGGGCACAACGTGAACGATTCGAGGGTTGATCTTGCAGGCTAGAAGTTGGGAAAGGTAAGTCTTGCCGCTCCCCTTGTCGGTAATGTTGGCATCGTGAGGAATGTAAACGCCAGCCATCGGACCAAACTTCCTTTCCCATGCTCGAATCACTTCAGCCACGGCTTCCGCCCCGACACCCTCGCCAGCACACCAATCGATCGCGTTCCAGTCTTTTCCGCATGGCTGCATTAACCATCCAGCCATGTTGTCAGATGCGCCCAAGTCGAAGAAGCAGTACAACGGTTGCCCAAGTTCTGGCTCAAAGTCGCACACCCTGCCCGCCTGCCGATAGCTGGCAAGCAATGGGTAGATCTGCCCAGCCACAACAGCCCGCGTCGCCTCTTCGATGGTTGAAGGATATTGCTGCCAGATGTCGTCGCCTTGTTCCCGGCGCTTCGACTCCCAAAACGCCATCTGCTCATCTTCAAGAACAATGCCGTGATTCTCTCGAAGCTTCTCGAAATACTCTAGCGTTTCCTCGTTGCGCGGCTTCCCGCCTGCGATCCGATAGGATGGATGGCGAAACCAAGGGTAGAAGTGAAACTTCCAATCGACGGGCGAAAGCTCCTTGCCCACTGAGGACAATGCCAGTTCGCAGAAGTCCCAACAAACCCCAAACTGACCGCCTTCCATCGTCGTTTCAATATCCACGATGTCGTGAGGCAGGACCGCGTTGATCGAGCCGCGCCGGATCTCACGCGACTTCTTCGGGAACTGCGCTGAAATGGGGCCAAGCTCCGAAAGGTGAAGGCGGTTCGGAGTGTTCCCGGTAACGGATGCCGACGCCTCAAACCTGGAGCCATTCGACCATGCCAGTTCGCTATCGTTGTTCACAGTGAGAGGGTTCGCTTCATGGACCCACCGCCACAGTTGCGCCATACCGGGGTTAGGATGCCGCGGGCCGTTCTCCCACGCAAAACGGAACATCTGGAGCTTGCCGAAAGCGTCGCCCTCTGACTTGTCGATGACCGCCGCGAAAAGGTTAGGAGTCCAAAGGCACTCGTCGCCATTCGCCAAGACAAGCACCGTCGAGATTCCAAGCTTTCGCGCCTTGGGCCGGAAGTTCCGAGTGTGCCGAGTCGCCAAAACTTCCGCCTGCTCTTTACGCATCACGAAGGGAGTGATTCGCCCAGGTGCGTTCGGGTCGTTGTCAGGCTTCGACTCGATCAAGTAGAAGCCAGATGACAGCCGCCAGTTGCGATCCTTGACGAGTTCGAGAAGCTTTTCAAAGGCTTGTTCTTCAATGTAGTTCATGGCAGGCTGGATTGATCAGGAGAAACTTTGCAAACTTCAGATAATGCTTTGTTCTGCCATGGTGCTTTGGCCCTCTCGAAAATGTGAGGACATTGGCGCGTCGATAACCACCAACTCAGGTAGGTCCTACCGGCGTAGTTCGTCGAACAACCGCAAAGGGTAAGGGCGGCAAGAATGGCTAAAAGTCTTTTCATCGTGACGAAGGGTCGGAACGTCTCCAGGCTTTTGCAACCTCATCTGCAAGAATAAAGGGAAGGCAGCACAACGAAACTAAAATAAGGACTCCCATCCCCGCAAAGAAAAGCGCGCCAATGCTTGCAAAACCATAGGCCCACCACGGCACAGGAACAGGGAATTGAATCCATAGAATCGGAGTCGCAATCAGGCAGGCAACCAGCAAGATGACGCTCAATGGGAAGCGGATTATCAGCCAGAGAAAGATGGCGATGCGGGTTAAATGTTTCATGGTATTTTAGAATTTCAGTGTTTTCTGCTAGGATTTTCTGATTCGTCCACAGGTTTTTCGGTCTAACGGTTGTTCTGCTGAATAAGAGCGTCCGGCGCTTTCGGGATGCTCACACGGATTGCCTTTCGACCATTGCGCCCCATCGCCCCGATTACATCAAAGAACGTGCGGCAAGCGTTCATGATGGCGTTTAGCCCGTGGTGATCCGGCACCTCGATCATCATGCCGCCTGGCACTTCCGTCACCTCGGCGCGGATTCCCATTTCCTCCAGCAGCGTCGTATGGATGCCCTCAGCGTCCATCGTGGCGATTGCGCGGCATACCTTGGAGGATGTCACCAGACCGAAGTTTCCGCTTCGCGTTCCGGCGACGATCAAGGATTCGGCGCGGCGAACCAATCCGAGCGATTCCTCGGGTTGGTTGGGGTTGGTGGTGATTACCATGGACGTGTGAAGGTTGGGCATTCGCGGGTGATGATTTCGGCGTTGTCTTCGTTCATCCAGCGGGAGTTCATGGCCTCGGCTTCCGAGTTGAACCATTGCGTGGAGTGGCGGACGTTTTCGACGGTGAAAGAGACGCGGTATTGGGTGTTGGACATGCGCAGAGGTTGTCTGCATTGCGGACACTTGGCAAGATCTTTTTCTGCATTGCAGACTTTTTTTTCAGTGGTAGGATTTTCCCATGACCTTCGCTGAATCGCTTGCTGAGTTTTCCGCCGCTGAGATTGTTGCAGCCCTTGGCTGTCCAAGGCAGACGGCCTATGCGTGGCTTGATGGATCGCGCCAGCCTCCCGAATGGCAGCAGGCGCTTTTCCTTGCGGCGATCCGTCGCAAGACGAAGAGAAGAGATGCCGGAAGATGACGGCAGAGAACAAGACGGTGATCCCAATGGGGATAGCGGCGGAGTCGGTTTTGTATTCATGATCTTTTTTCGCTATCCCCATGGGATACCTCTGCGTTCGGCTCAGTCGGCGGAGGTGGCAATTTAACCCAAGTTAAGCCGCCCGAATTTGCTGATCGGAACACCAAGGCCCACAGCTCCCCTTTGTCGGTTAGCGCGATTACTTTTCCCCATT